ACCTGTTCTGGGATTCCTTACAATTTTTGAAAATCTGGAAATATGGTAGGTTTTGATTTAATTAGACTAAATCTAAATAGTGTAAATGGACGAACTAAAGCAAAATTTTAAAATAAATATTAAAGATTTTGATATTAAGGTAAATATCGGTGGAAGATTCAACAGCCGGTACATGAAACCAAAGTACAGTCCTGAAATTCCTGAACATAAGCTAAAATATAAAAATGCTGAAGATCTGGCAAAAGACATAAAGATGGAACCGGATATGAGATATTACATTATTGTCGATGGTACTTTCATATTCGGGGATTTTCTGGAAGCTGTTTTGGTCTTAAATAACATCAGGGTTAAATCTATGACCATTGCCACATTATCACTTTCACAAAATAATATTGACAGTTTGGCAAATCTGATTGAAGGCGGTTTTATTGAAAAGTTGAATATCATAATATCAGACTTTTATTACAGCCATGAGCGAAATGGTTTAATTCCGTACATATACGATAAACTGGATAAAGATGACAAATTCCAAATGGCAGTATGTAGCAGTCATATGAAGGTAAACATTTTTGAAACCGCATCAGGCAATAAAGTTGTTATGCACGGGAGCGCAAATATGAGATCATCTTCCAACCTGGAGCAGATTATTATTGAAGAAAACAAAAGCCTATATGATTTTAATAATGATCTATTTTCAAAGATAATTAATAAATATCATACTATCAACAAATCACTACGAAGGAAAAACCTTTGGGAAACCATTAAATAACTTTTAAATATAAAAAATCATGCCAGCAAACAAATCACAATTAGCAAAGTATGTCGGAGCTTCAAAAGGGAAATCGGGTTCATCAAAAGCATCAGGCAGAAAACCAAAATTTGACGCTTCTGCATTTTCCCAATCAGCAATGGGAACACCATTTTAAACCCTTAACCCATGGAAAACATAACCGCATCAAATTCAGATGAATTTTTTGAGTTAATCAAAGACTTCAAAACTCTTTTTTTATCCAATGTGGAAACCCTTCAGGAAATTGCACAGGATGAAGAGCAGCCATTTATCAAAAGAAAGATAATCGGAATGATGACTTCAGATGATGAAAACATGGCTTTAAAATCCATCCAGTGGCTTCATGAACTGGTGACATCTGCCAGCAACATCGAACTGAAATTGTCATCAGGCGAAACCGACATTAAAACCGGCACATTTGTACTCACCAAAAAACAAAAAGCCATATACACCAAACTAAAAAAAGGTGCTGAAGGAAATTTGATAGGGGATGACAGTTTGTATCAACTTTTAGCCATTAACACCGACCATTACAACGAAGTCAAAAAGGTATTGGAATACACAGGCTTTAAAATGGAATACAAAACAGGCGCCCAGCAAATCAGGCCGGAAGTTACAGTACTCAGGGATTGCAGTAAAAACATACAGGATCTAACCGAAAAGTTAGGACTTACCATGATGTCACGCTACAAAGTAGGGATTACACCAAAACCGAAAGCAAAGGCAACACTAACCAGTATTTTAAGGTCAAAAGCAGAATAATGAAAGACATCAGAAAAATATTATTGAGTTCATACGGTCTTTTGTGCTTATCAATTCCGGCATTATTGACAGTTTATTTACTGTATCCAAATAATTATACGTTAGCCATATTTGCTTGTTTATCAATGATTGCAAGTTTTGGCATGTTGCTAATTGTAATTTTATTTTTAAAACATAATTAAAACAAATTTATCATGAATAGTGAAAAAAAATCAATTGGAGAATTAAGAGTAAGAACAACATTCAATCCATCAACATCGGACACGGTTGACTTACTTAAACAAAAAACAGCGGAACTGATTGACCTTTGCGAAGTATTAAAAACGAGAGACGCCCGTTTGGCATCAATTGCTCAAACAGCATATGAAGAAGCGGCAATGTGGGCAGTAAAAGCAGCAACAGCATAAATGGCATTCAGAAACCTAAAGCCATACCACCCACGTAAACCCCAGGCAGTCAGATCAGTAAAAGTATCAGATTATGATACCAAAGCATGGCGCGACTATTCTTTACAATTAAGGACGGAAAATAATATTTGCGCCAAAACAGGAAATGAATATTTACCTAAAATGTTGGTAGTTGACCATATTATCCCGGTAAATGAAGGCGGCAGCTTTTGGGATAAAAGGAACCATCAGGTTTTATCATTATCGGAACACTCAAGAAAATCCATGAGAGAAAAGGCAGGATGTAAAACCCCATTTATTTTTAACAAAGATGGAGAAAAGATACCATTATGAAACCAAAAAGCATCAGACAAACATGTACCGAATCAGTTGGAAAATATATCATGGCTTATAATGAAACCAAAAAGCTATATGATGAAATAGAGAGAATTGAAATGGAGAATTGGCAAATGAAAATGCACAATGAAATAATTAATTACAATAAAAATCCAAACATGAACCAAAACAAAACCTTAGTACCCATTGATTTATCCACAATCAAAGAAATCAATCATCCGGTAAAGAAAATCATAAAAATAAAAAGTAAAACACCCATTGAAGATATCGAAGGACTTACTTTGGTTCATTATGATGGTGAAGTTTATTTTTATGAAGGGCAATATTGGGGAGAAATTACCGGCAAACTGTATGATTTATTAATGTCAAACACTGTTCAAAATTCTATATCATTTGAAAGACGGGAAATGTCATATAAGGACACGGACACCAATGTAAAATATTCCTATAAATGGCAGGACATTGATATAACCTGCAATGCTTGTGGTGAAAAATCAAAAATATCAGAATTGGAATCATGGGAAGATGATGATTTTTACATGGATAATATTTGTCCTAAATGTAAAGAATCTGAATGCGTAAGTCTTAAATATCAAAAAATGACAGATTACGAAATTGATAAGCTACTAAACAAATAAAAACATATGATAAATGGACGCGGCATGGATAATTGCCTAATGAGAACGGTTTTAAATGGCGAATTAATACCCTATGAAATGTATTTAAAATTTATACCCTATGAAATGATCGAAGTAGCAATTTTAAATAATAAAATAGATTTTTCGGATAAAGAAGAAGTATTTAATATTTCACTCATGGACAAAGATTGCGACAAGTATTTAGGAGAGTTTAAAGTTGAATCTGTATGGATTGATGAAGATAAGATAATAACAAAGGTTAGATTTAAATGAAACTATACCACCAATACATCAACCAGATCATCAATAATGAGATCATTCACGGCCAAATGGTCCGGCTTGGTGTATTGCGGCATTTAAATGATCTTGAAAAGTCAGAAACGGATGATTTTCCCTATTATTTCAGTGAAGAAAAAGCAGATGAATTTATAAAATTTGTCGGACTTTGTAAACTTACTTCCAAAGAATGGCAGGGAAAACCCTTTCCCATACAGCCATTTCAGGCATTTTATTACGCAATGGTGTATGGATGGCTTCATAAAGAAACCCATTTCCGAAGATTTAAGAAAGTATATTGGTGTACGGCCCGTAAATCAGCAAAATCAGAGATGACAGCGCCGGAACTTATACACCCGTTGATAATGTACCCCGGAGAGTGCCAAAATACAATCATTGCGACTAAATTTGATCAAACTAAATATGTTTTTAATCCATGTGTTTATATGATGAAAGAGCTTCAAAAAGATTTTGAAGAATTATCATTTATAAAGAAAAAGCAGTATTCTATTAATAATCTTGATAATGGTTCAACAATAACAAGATGGGCAGCTGACGCGGATAAAGAAGACGGAGCAGGCATTTTAATACTTTGCACAGATGAATACCACGCCCATGATAACGATAGATTGTTAGGAGTTGCAGAATCTTCACAAGGATCATACGATGAACCACTTTCAAAAATAGTGACTACAGCAGGGTTTAATAAAAATGGTCCTGATTACGCTTTAAGGCAAAAATGTTACAATATTCTGAAGGGCATCATTAATGACGATGAGCTTTTTACCATGATTTACGAATTAGACCCAGGCGACGATTACCACGATGAAAAAACATGGTATAAATCTAATCCAATGATGGGGACAACTCCAAAACTATCATTTATGAGAACAGAATATAAAAACGCAGTGAATGACGGAGGAGAGAAACTGGTAAACTTTCTTACTAAAAACCTGAATATGTACACCGACGCGTCCAGCGTATGGATAGAAACGGAAAAATACAGGAAGTGTGCCAATTTCATCCCACACGACGAACTGATAGGCAAAAAATGTGTGATGGGCTTTGACTTAGCTTCAGAGCATGACACCACAGCCGCAACCGTACTTTTTCCACCACAGCCCGGATTAAGTAAGTTTTATTACTTCACCATGTATTTTTGCCCTGCATCAAAATTCAAAAGGGTAAGGGTAGACGGCGTTTTTTATGAAGATTGGTATCCTGACTGGATAGATAAAACCGACGGCGACGTAATCGACAAAGAAAGGATCAAAATAAAGGTTTTGCAATGGGCAGAACAGTTTCAGGTTGTAAATATGGGCTTTGATGCACATAAAGCGGTTGACCTGATGATCGACTTAGAAAAAGAAGGATTGCCATGTGGCAAGGTAGGACAATCAGCCGCTATTTTAGGAATGGGTAACTCACTTTGGAAGGAATTAATATTAAGGGGCCCGGAGTTCATCATACATGACGGCAGCCCGGTTACAACCTGGCAAATGGGAAATATCGAAATGTACACCGATGGAAACGGAAATCAGAAGATCGTAAAAGGACAAGGGAAAACAGAAAATAAAGTGGATGGTCCCGTTTCCTGTTCTAATGCTTTTGTGGCATATTTAGACTGGAAGAAAATGGAAGAAGAAGAAAAAGAGCTTCATACCGAAGATTTTGGATTCATTTAAAAAATAAATAAGGAAATGGACATTCACAAAGACTTTTTTAATCATTTTTACAGCATCTTAGGAGACTTCAATGAATCTGAAGCACCACAGAAAAACGCATATGAAGCCACTGAAACACATTTTATAGAAACAGCAGGTGGAAGGCGGTTCAAGAATTACACCGTCTTTAAATCGGTGAAATGCAGACAGAGAAAAAGGTATAATTTTAAATAAAAATGATCATGAAACCTAAAGAAATGACATGGGAAAGATATTTCAAAATTAATGAAATGATACACGATAAAAATAAATTTATCCAAGATTGTAAAATGTATCATTATAAAGATTCTGAAAAATGGATTGAAAATACAAAAAGTGAAATAATCAACTTACAAAATCAACTAACGTAACCACAAGGTAAACACTAAGGTAAACAATATTTAATATTTAAAAACTCCACAGCCGTTATACTTGCAGAAAATTACACTTAGTGGGATTACTGCAAAGAATTATTGAACCCATAGTCAAGAGATATTATGGCGGTGTCACAACCCAAAGCCTGTACGCTCTTGCTATGTCGTTAAATACCGATGAAGGTACACTCATTGAGATAACACCTGAATCAGCTCACAAACTAAACACCGTCCACGCATGTATTAACCTAATCACAGAAACATACAGCCTTATTGTTCCTGAAATCAAATACTCAGACGACAAGGGCACATTTAAAGACACCAAACACGACCAGAACGTCCTTTTGCAAAGGGAACCAAACAATCTAATGTCATCCGTCGAATGGCGTAAAATGATGGTAGCAGATATGTTTCTTCAGGGTGTTGGTTATTCAAAAATTGTAAGGAATCCCAGAACAGGAAGGCCAACGGCTTATAAATATCTCAAAGCCGGAACCGTCGCCACTTTTAACGATTTAGAAAACAACATCGAATATTATCGCTATACTTCCGGCAATGTAAATGAGATCATCAAACCAAAGGACATGATTGTCTTTTCTGATTTGTTTGGTGAATCCAGGATCATGCAAAATGCAACCACATTGCAGGAATATGACGCCGTCCGTAAGTATGGAAGGGACATGTTTAAAAATGGTTCTTTCATTTCCGGGTATATATTCGGGGACAAACCACTAAGCGCGGAAGCAGGCGACAACCTATTAAAAGCCTTCAAAAATAGAACGGCAAAAAAAGAAACTCCCATCCTGCCACACGGGTACAAGTATGAACCATTGCAACACACGCTCCCAATGGGAACAGCCGGATATGCTTTGGCAAAATCAACCACAGACCGGGACGTATGCAGGATTTTTGGTACACCGCCTTCACTGGTAGGAGTTTCTGAACATGCAGACAACAAAGGGGAAACTGATTTTAATACTTTCTTATCGACTACCATTGCGCCCGTCTGTACACTGGCAGAATCCGAACTATCCCGAAAAATATTTAGACCCGTAAAAGAAGATAATTATTTTGTAGACCATAACCTGACAGGTATTTACAGATTTTCGATGAAGGAAAAACACGAAAGTTACCGTATTGCCATCAATGCCGGGTATATGTGTCCTGATGAAGTAAGGGAAGAATTAGGCATGAATCCAGATCCGAACGGAAACGGCAAGGTATTCATGAGACAGTTAAACATGGTTCCGGCGACCTTATGGGATGACTATATGATCAATCTAATTGCGAAAAAAACTACAAAAAAATGACACCCAGGACACTAAGCCTATTTGATATACGAAAGGATGAAGCCAATGACAGGAAGCGACTTTTTAATATTAGCAATGAGCGTATTGACGGCCATCGCTCTATCATACCGCAAAAGTCATGGGATGTCAAAGACTATAACCGTGCCGGGGCTTTTTATTATCAACACCAAACAGGGAGCGGTTGGAATGATCCAAACCCTGACCATGCTTTAGGGCCGTCAACCGTATATTTTGAAGAAAAAAACCTGATAGGGGAAGCCTTATTTGAACCTGAAAAACTGAATCCACTGGCTGAAAAAATACTTGGAAAGGTAGATTTCGGCACGCTGAAAATGGCATCCGTTGGATTTATGGATAGGATGTCACATTGGGGAAGGGAAATAGATGGCGAAGATCCGACCATCCTTTATTTTGATGATGTGGTACTGAAGGAATGGTCTATTGTCCACATAGGAAGCAACCCGGACGCCATCAAAAAGTTTTTGGAGCCGATGGATAACTATATGCTAAAACAATTAGAAAGACATACATCTGAAGGTTTTAAAAGAGATTTTAAACTAATGCTGAAAAAGAAAGAATTGGACTTATTTATTTAACGTTAAAAAAACTATAAAATTATGACAAAGTTGGAGCAATACAGATCTGATTATGAAGATCTATGCACAAGACAAAAAGGACTGTATGACACAGCCGCAAGCGTAGTAGAAGGAAAAGAGAGAGGATGGAAAGATGATGAAGAAACCCGTTTTGACCAGATCACTAAGGACAAAAAAGCCCTTTTGAGAAAGATCGAAATTGAGGAAGAAATGGAGAGAAACCACGCGGAAACTATACTGAACAGCAGAGCACCACAGGCGCCGGCTATTCACACTGAAAAAAGAGTTTTTGATATCAGCAAAGCCATCAGAGCCGCAGTATCTCAAAAATGGGACAATGCAGCACTGGAAAGGGAAAGCATGCAGGAAAAAGCGCGACAATCAGGAACCACATTTGCAGAAAACAGGATCATCATAGACCCCAACGAAAGAGCAGACGCCTACTCAGTAGCAGGAACCGCCGGCGATGGTGGTAACCTGGTAGGAACGGATTACAGACCTGACAAATTGATTGATACCCTTTGGAATGCTTCAGTTGTGGGAATGTTGCCGGTTGAGAGAAACACAGGATTGAAAGGAAATGAATCAATGCCATCCGTTACCAGCAAAGTAACAGCGACAATGGTTGGAGAAACAGACGACATCGGGGATTCTGAAAAGATCACTTTCGGTCTGAAAACAGCCACACCAAAAGAAATGATTACTCATGGTGCATTTGCAAGACAGCTGGATTTGACCAGCGCGCCGAACATCAGAAATATCATGAATAACCAGATTTTGAAAGCGATTAGCTACAAACTGGATGACATGTTTATGGAAGGTTCAGGAACGGCGCCGGTTCCATACGGTATTCTTGGATTAGCAACAGGCGGCGGAACAGGACAAACCAAAACCATCGCGCTTGGAACCAACGGAGCGGCCCTGACTTATGCAAATTTGGTACAGATGAAAACAGAACTTGCAAAGAAAAACGTTGCAGGAAACTTGTATTTCCTTACCAATGGACAAGTGACAGGTACATTGATGACCACTTTAAAAGACACAGCAAACACAGCGTCCGGCTACATATTAGGAGAAAATCAAAACACGCTTTTGAGATTCCCGATAATTGAAAGCCAGACTGTACCGTATGATTTGACCAAAGGATCTGCATCGGGTGTATGTTCTGCAGTCGTACTTGGAAAATTTGACGAAACAGCCATTTACCAATGGGGAAATATTGCAGTTGAGTTTGATCCATTCACAGCGGCAGACAATTCAATCATAAAAGTAAGGTCATTTAGTTTCTGGGATATCTTACATAAGAGACCGGAAAACTACTGTATCATAAAGGATGTCCTGACTACAGCATAAGATTTTCATACTCGGAATTTTTGAAGGTGACAAGTCCCCTGAAATATGGGGACTTGTTTTAAAAAACTAAACATGGAAAAAGCAATAAAAGAGACACCAAAAACAACAACCAGAGAAATCACCACCAACCCCGGTATAGGTGGCATGAGACTGAAAGAAGCGAAGGTATTAAAAAACCTTATACCATACGGTTATGCCTGCAATGTAGGAGAAACTTATGTATTTCCGGGACATGTATATGATTTATTCAAAGAAAACGGATTGGTAGAGTAATGGAATGGATAGGATCAGGAACAAGGACATATTTAACATCTGTAAATGCAGTGTTAAAAGCCCATTGCTACATAGCAGGAACAAAATACGATGATTTGCTCACAGAGTATATCAAAGTAGCTTCAGATGCTATTGAACAATATTTGGGCTATCCTTTGACTTATCCGACCGTCACTATTTACAATGAATCTGAAAGCGGGAAAACCATTTACCTGCCAAAAAACGTGAGTGCAATAACGGCTGTGTATTTATGGGAAGATGAAGCATGGACGGAGCAAACATTAACCAGTCCGACATTAATACCACGCAATCGAATAACCGAATATTTTCATACAGACCTGAAAGCAGGAAAGTATAAAATCACAGGAACGACGACCATAACCGTAAGCAATAAAGCCGCTCAATGTTGCCGGTTACTTGTGGCAGATATGTTTGAAAACAGGCAAAACAGGGAGTATAAAACCCCGAATGATATGGTAACCAGATTACTTCATGATGAAGCTCTTTTGATGTTATGAACAAAGCATATTTAAAAGACATCGGAAAACTTGACAGGTTGCTAACCATCCGCAAACACAGCAGTTACACCCGTGACAGATTCGGACACGTCACAGCGATAACCGCTACAGACACAGAACTATACGCCGCCTTATCATTTGCCAACAGAGACGAAAAGAACGAAAGCGACAAAGAGACGACCATTGAATATTTGCATTTTATCATCAGGCCGGAAATCGACAACCTGAACACAAAAGACCAGGCGCTTTATAATTCCAATGTTTACGATATCATAAATATTGAAGAAATAGGAAGGAATAAATTTTTAAAACTAAAACTTAAAAGAGTAGTGTAATGGCATCATTTGAAAGCGAAATAGCACAAATAAGCAAGGCGCTGGATGAATTGGCCAACGGACTGGATAAAGAAGTCAGACGCAATAAAGTATTAAAAAGAAGAGCATCCAGAACGCTGGAAGCAGCCATGTATCTGAACGCACCAAAGAGCGCCAAAGAAGTAAAACGATTTGGTAAAACCATACCACCGGGCGGATTGAAAAGATCAATAAAGTTTCTGCCACTCAGAAGGTCAAATGACATTTTTGTAGGAAGTGATTTTAAGATAGCTCCACACGCTCACTTAGTGGAATTTGGTTTTCAGCATGCCAATGGCACATTTGTAAACGGGTCACATTTTGCCAAAAGATCATATGATCAAACCGCTCATTTGGTACTGGCAGAATTAACCAGGTTAGCACAAAAGGAATTTGAAAAAATAGGAAAAACTTTGGAAGTTGGATAGTCACCAAAAGATATTGGAAACCATACAGGCGACGTATGCAAAAACATACATCGGCATCATAGACCAGGGCGAAGATATCACAGCCGTTGGGCCTATCATATTGATTGAATCGGTATCACTGACGCCAACGGACAATAAAGACAATGCCATGATGGACGGCGAAGGATTCAGAATATCGGTAATGAGTTCAAATTATGCCACAGCAAAAGCAGCATCAGAAGCCATCAGGACAACACTTGAAGCCTTAACGGATGATTGTATTAGAGATATAGAGTTTGAAGGAAGGCAGCAGTTAAGGGAAGATATGGCCGAAGTTTTCCGATTTGTAAACGACTTTAAAATAAACCAGAAATGTATTACATACTGATAAAGCTAACTGAAGATATACCCGAAAGGGGCCGGCATTGGACAAAGGACAAAATAGTAGAAGTATCAAAGGATGTGGCAGAAAAATGGATCCGGGAAAAACGGGCCAAACTACACGCCACCCATACACCGGTAAAAACTATACCAATACAGAGACACGAAGAAGAAGAATAAAAATTACATAACTAAAAAAAACTATAAACTATGCCATCAACAGGAATTGTTTCCGGTACTAAAGTCAGACTAAGTATCGAAGGTGCAGCAGTAGCAAGAGCTACAAACTGTAAATTATCCATCAAAAATGATCTAAGGGTTACCAGCCACAAGGACCAGACCGGAGATTTTGAGACTTCACAATACGGGGACTTTTCCGGGGACTTGTCATCTGATTTCTTATTTGAAGAAACAGCCGGCGGTCTGGAAGATCTTATGGTTTTGTTTTTAGCAAAAACCACCGTTGATTTTATATTTGGATCAGGTGTCACAGGTGACTTAAAACTTACCGGAACCGCCAATATTGAATCTTTGGACTGGGATGCAACGGTGAAGGAAAACACCAAAGCAAGTATCAAACTGAAAATCACAGCAGTACCAACCGTCGGAGCATTTGCATAATAGAAATTTTGGTTAAAAGGGTAGGGTAAAACCTGCCCTTTTTTACAGGTAAACAATCAGGTAAACAACATGTAAAAATACTTCATGTATCTGCCATTAATATTGTGCAACCAAACAAAAGAGATTTATGAAAGCTAAAGGAGTAAAGTTTTTAGGCCATGACGTCGTGATTGATAATATGGTCCTGATTGACTGGCTGGCCACACAGAACGCCACAGAGCTAAATTTTAACAATTTGCCTGTACGAAAGTCCATAGAACTAATCCACTTCGCCAACCCGGCAATCACTATTCAGATGATGGAATCAGCCATAAAAGAAGATTTGGGCTTTGTTTCTGAAATATCTGAAACGGTCACTAAAAACCTGAAAATAAAAAACTCCTAAGCCCTGATGAAGGGCAGGGCGATGCAAACGACGAAGGGCCGCTTCTTATCACAGACTATGTCCAATCGGCTTATATGTCGGGGATGTCATGTAGTGATTTTAGGACGGCGTCAGTAGGGGAAACTTTGGCCTTTATTTCTGCATATCACAAAAAGATAAAAGCAGAAAACGAAAAAGAAATCCACCTATTGAGAATACAGAGAATGAACACCTTTTACCTAATGAGGGCAATGGGAGCAGAAGATTTAAAAAACCCATCAGAATTATACCAACTGCCTGATGACGATGTAAAAGAGATTGAAGATATCGACCCCTTTAGCGATGAAAACAACAAACTATTTGACAATTTTAACTGATTATGGCAAGTTTTACAATAGGTAGCGTAAAAATAAGAATCGGGGCAGATACCACCCAACTTGCCAGTCAGTTAGATAAGGCAGGGAGAGAGATAACCAGATCAGCCCGTAAACTCCAGGACGTTGGAAGTACCTTATCCAGAAATGTCACCCTTCCATTGATTGGTTTTGGTGTCGCTTCGCTCAAAGTAGCCGGAGACATCGAAGCCCTTAAAAATGGATTAACTTCAGTTATGGGGTCCACCAGGGCCGCAAATGTAGAATTTAACAAACTAAAAGAAGTGGCAAAGCTGCCGGGTTTAGGACTGGAAGAAGCCGCCAGGGGATCAGTCCAATTGCAGGCCGCAGGATTTTCAGCAGATGAAGCCCGTAAATCTTTGCTCGCTTTTGGTAATGCACTTGCAACAGTAGGAAAAGGTAAGAACGAATTAAACCTTGTAAACTTAGCCCTTACCCAATTACAAAACAAATCATCCGGATTTGGTCAGGAAATCAGACAGCTCACAGAGCAACTCCCACAACTAAGGGGCGCGCTTACAACAGCATTCGGCACAGCAGACAGCGAAAAAATCGCAAAACTCGGAGTTACCGGAAAACAGGTAGTTGAGATTTTGACCAATGAATTTGCCAAACTACCGAAAGTGTCCGGCGGTCTGAAAAACTCCTTTGAGAATGCAAGCGACGCCATAAAAATTGCACTTTCAGAAGTAGGAACGTCCATCAATGAAAATTTTGACATAGAAGGCATTATAAACGATGTGTCCAATAGTATCACATCCTTAATTGACGCTTTTGCAGCCTTAGACCCCAAAACAAAAAGTATAATCATCAACATGGCAACGGCAGCCGCTACCATAGGCCCGGCCATCTTTATAGTTGGAAAATTTCAGGCAGCTATAGGAAGTATGTATTCTATTTGGAGTTTAGCATCAAAAGGAATCCTTTTATCATCCACTAAAATAGTTCTTGGACTTGGGCCGATAGGCGCCGCAATAGTAGCCATTTCAGCAGCCATAGGCATTGCGGTAGTGGCATACAACCAATACAACAAAGCCACAAGCGTTGCAGCCATACAGCAACAGGCATTGGAAGGAGTGACCAACAGGGCCATAAGTGCAACCGCAAGAGAAGTGGCAACCATTGACAGATTGGTAAAGATAGCGGCATCAGAAAACACATCAAAAGAAAGGCGGTTATCTGCCATGAAGGAACTGCAGGCCATCAGTCCGGCATTTAACAAAGCACTGGAAGGAGAGACCATAAACACCAATAAACTCAAAGACGCTCAAAAGACCTTAGTTGAAGAATTACTCAAAGCGGCAAAGGTAAAAGCAGCCATTTCAGAGATTGACAAACTATCTGAAAGATTGGTATTGCTTGAATCGGGAGCCGAACAGGTAGGAACAACGATTTTGCAGGACATCGGTAATTTTGCGATATCTGCCATAAACCCAATGCAGGGCGTAGTAAATAAGACAACGGATTCATTTAAAAATCAGGCTTCAGAGATTGCCAATGTTAAAGCGCAATTGGAAGCCCTTACAAAAGTGGTTCCGCAGGATGACCTTATAAAAGCAACCAAAACAACCACAGAGACAACCACAACAAATTTTACAGTACCCGGAGCAAAGGCAGATCTTACACCGCTTCAGAATCTTAAAAAGGAACTGGCAGAAATTGACACACTGGTAAGTACTAAATTCATCCCAACAAATGAAGCACTCGAAAAGAAACTAAAAGCCGTCGAAGGTACAGCCACAGAACTTGCAGCCAAAGGACTAAAACCTACATCAAATGAATTTAAAGAATTACTCAATATACAGGCTGATTTATTAAAGCTACAGACACCAACCTTTATAGTAAAGGGAAATATTGAATTTCCTTTTGCCGACATCCTGACAGATATAAACAAAGAATTTGCCATCATTGAAGATACTGCAAAGCTGGATATCAATACAGATGTGGCAAAGGCAAAGATTGATGTTTTGAATACTGCCATAAAGACACTTTTACAACAGGGATTAACGCCGGCATCTGATGAAGTAAAAAAGCTACAGGCGCAACTTGATTCATTAAAGCCTGGTCAGGGTTCACTTGGATTAAATACCTTTTTTGCAATCATAGCAACAGCAGCCAAAAAAGTCACAGAGCAAGTACAAAAAGAACTTGATAAGATATCTGAATTAACCAAAAAGTTTCAATTTGGTGCAGAGTTTGCCAGTACACTTTTTGCCATCGATCAGGGTGTTTCGGACGGTAAGTTACAAAACATAGAAAAACAGGCAGCAGCAGAAAAAAAGCAGGTTGAAGCAAGTAAACTAAACGAATCACAAAAAGCAGCCAGAATATTATCTATTGATCAGAAACTCGCATCTGAAAGGTTAAAGATTGAAAGGAAAAGAGCGATTCAAAACAAAGCGTCTGCCATATTTAACGCCACCATTTCCACATATGAAGGAGTTGCTAAAGCCTTAGCCAGTGCAAATATACCCTTAGCCATCGCCATCGGAGCATTTGGAGCCGCTCAGATAGGCGCCATTTTAGCACAACCTTTACCATCTTTGGCCATAGGAACCAATGCAGTAAAGAGCTCAGGATTAGCACAAATCCACAAAGGCGAAGCCATTGTCCCCGCAAAAGTAGTGGAAGGCGGATTCTTAAATAAAGCCATAGACAACGCCCAAAGGCTGGTAATAGAAATGAGCGCCAGGATCAACGGGCCGGATCTGGTATTTGCAAATAACTATTCTCAAACCATAGCAAACCGACTGCGATAATATGGGAGTAGTATTAAGAAACACAAGCGGGACCACTTATTTACATGATGTAACCATTGACATTATAGATAAAGACCATTCCGGTGACGCCCCTGCAGATTTCAGCATTTCAGAAACCGCATCAGTAACCATCACACAGCTTGGGGACAAAGCCAATGTTTTTGATGTGATCATCCCGACTAATGCAAAATGTAATGTTATTCTCAATGTGGAAAACATGTGGTTTTTTGAAGATATGCTTGCATCTGAAGAAGGCCGTTATTTCTTACGGATCACCAGAGACGTGACGGTGGAGTTTTTCGGCAAGATCATGGTAGAAAATATGTCACTTGATGACCGGCATGAGCCGGTATTTTCATTTACAGCCATAGACTGCCTTACAGACCTGAAAAACAAAGATTTTAATCTTGGCGTAGCTTATCCATTTGTAAGAGATGTCATTACTTACTGCCTTATGCAGATGGACACATCATTTACATTTTCCGGTTCTGTAGCTTTATGGGCCTTTCAGTCCGATATCATCCCGAATGTAGGCATGTATGATGATGATCTTATGGATATTGTTTTTACATCTGATTATTTTTATACTGAAGAAAACGAAGAAAAAACAGTAATGAAATGTTGGGATGTACTTTATGAAGTATTGCAAAGGCTAAACTGTCAGATATTTTATGAAGCAGATGTATTCTGGATATTCGGCATGGAAGGCATTTTTAGAAATAGAGTCAAGCCAGTGCACTTTTACAATTATTTAGGTAATTATGTATCCAGTGATGCAACGACTTATGTGTCCAAGCCATTGCTCGACATCACAGATGAAGTATTGGTAGGTGGCAAATACTACTTTAAGGCAGGTCATAAAGAAGTAAGGATTGAAGCAGACAAAAAATTCAGCAACAGGAAGATAGGTGACGCAATATACAGTACCACATCTTATCCATTTGCATTAGTAGGATCATATCAAAGTTTAGGTTTCGTAAAAGCATCACAGTCCTATAAAATGGTATTTAACCATGAAGTAAAATCAATTGAAGCACTCGACGATACCATTGCGGTACCTTTTGATTTTAGAATTAGAATTAATGTCAGAGAAATTAATCTCGAAACAGGAACCACAACCATGATACTGACAGATCAGGATTATGTATATCCATTACAAATAAGCAGGTATGTCAGGGAATATAATCTACAAGCGGCAGCATACGACCGACTGATAGAAGTCAAATACGAACTCATCACATTTGACGAACCAAATAATTTAGTAATTGTCAATATATTAAATTATACATCTATATCAGAGACCAAGCAGATATATGATAAAATTGTCGTTAAGTCCATCCTTACAGGTAGCCGAAACGTAGCGGTAAAAACCATAAAACTTTACGGTAACGACTACAACGGAAGTGAATCGGTAAAATTTTATTTTCATGACGGTGATTTGTTTCAGATAAGGCAGGAAACCAGAGAGTGGAAACTCGCAGGCGATGCAGACTGGCGGGGTTTAGAGCAAATCATCACAGAGACACAGCTCCAGTATCTGGGCAATCAGATGACACTGGAAGTAAGCCACAATAATAAAAACGATCTGGTAGTCAATCGAAAGAAGCGGATCACATACGGAGTAGACACCTTCAGCATACTGGCATACGAAAAGATACTGCACCGTGATGTCATCAATCTCAAATTACTGAAAGTAAATGGTGTCCAGGACGGCGACATAGTGACCACGCAGGAGATACCACTGGCATCAGACATCACAGCAGGAGTAAGCAGCATCACTGGCAATATCATACTGAATGAAAAGCGGCCGGTAAGGATATACGAAAGAACATTTACAGGTAACAGCTACAGTATAACGGCCTATACAGACTGGGATGCAGACTATACTTATATCAGTGTGGTCCAATCGGTATTGGTGTATGTCAATGGCAATAAACAATACCTGAAGTCATCCAGCACCATGAGTGCCATACATCAAAACGAAATATACATCAATCCGGGTACAGGTGTGATCACATTTCCGATATCATATACCAATGCAAAGCTGGAAATATTTATTTACAATTTTTTTATAAAAGGAGTTACAGCATGAGATTAATTACATTATTATTATTTATATCAACATACGCATTTAGCCAGGTGCAACCTATTCAGATCGAAGGCAACCCGAACAAAGGCGGTTTTCTGAAGGCAAATATTCTGGCAGTGGATGGAACAGATACATTGTATTTTTATGAGCATGTGGATAGTACAGCGCTGGCAGATAGCATTTATTTGCGTGGTGACAGCCTTATATTACTAAAAAATGGCAGTGGTCAAGTGTATAAAGCACGTATTTACGACTATAACCAGACATCGGTATATTATTATGATATTCCAAATCCGCAAAAGTGGGATATTTATGTAGATGACCAGTATGACTCAAGTGGGAAAAATAGGTATTATGATGGTAGTACATGGCAAATATTTGATTATGATGGATATGTCGGGAACGAAGGCAGATTATATGTTTTGGACGGGACATCATACAACACTGCAAGAATAAGGTCATACCATGGGGACTATACAGATGCAGTTTTAAAAGGGGATAGTTTGGTAAAGGTAAATAGTGTTTTTGATAGCAATATTTTGGATATTACTATTGATACCGTAAATCTATTGGACCTAACTACTCAATATTTAAACCCTTATGTAGTCACAGGCGACACAGTAGGTTTTTATCTTACGGTTGCTGTTGATACAGTTTTGTTCGAAAACACAATTGACACGGCGGCTTATTGTTGCCCGCCATCATTATCAGGTGACACGCTTTACATAGAAGATAATTATGTTGTTTTGCCAGTGGCAAATATTATCGGTGGATGGGGTATAGATGCAACCGAAAGTCCTGCAAATACATGGAACCTTATCGCTGATAGCTCACAGGTAGCAACTCAATACGATTTAACTCTTATAGGTGGTAGTCAGACATTATCTATTGATAGTACAAATAGAGTTTTCACGGTGTCCATATCGGGCGGTAATTCGGTAAAGTTTAAAGATACGGGCGGTGTTGATAGTACGTCGGTGGTTAATAGTTACGGAACTACGATTACAGAAAGCCCGGCCAACCAATGGAATATTAAAGTAGATAGTTCGAAGTTTGCGACGGTGTATGATTTGACACAAGTAAGTGGTTCAAGTAGTAAGACAATAGATATTTTGGGCAGTGATTTTACAACGTCGGCAACATCTTTACAAACGACTGATTTGGCTTATTCGTTTCCATCTACAGGAACGTATGAAGTAAAATTATATGGTCAATACACAAGCAGCAATACTTTAAATGGGATTTTGTACGGTTATGTTGCATCTGGAGGATTGACGGCTTCTTTTGTGACTGGAAGCCATTATGTTTATGACAGAAGTACTTCTGCATCAGGATCAACTTCAACTATAAGGGGTGTATCAGCATTGGGAAATGCTATAGCAACAGGGAGTGTAGTTACTGCAGATTCACCATTAACGATTATGTCAGAAATTTTGGTTACAGTCAGCGCGACAGGTACTTTAACGTTCAATTTTGCAAGTGAATCAGGCTCTTATAGTGCAACGTTGGTGGCTGGAAGTTCATTAATTGTAGAAAAATTAAATTAAATCAAAATGAGATACATACTTTTTATAATCATACTTTTCATATCTGAAATAACATTTGCTCAGGGGGGCAAACTCATAAGGATTAAGGTAAATAAGGGTGAAACAGGCGCAACAGGTCCGGCAGGTACTAACGGAACGAACGGAACAAACGGAACGGACGGTGCGGATGGTTCTGTATGGTATGATGGAAGCGGAGCCCCATCAGGTGGAACGGGCGCAAATGGTGACTACTATTTGGATGATGCTACAGGAGACGTATATCTTAAAAGTGGCGGTTCATGGTCTGTAGTGGCAAATATCAAAGGGCCAACAGGCGCAACAGGTGCAACCGGAGCGACGGGCGCCACAGGTGCAACGGGTGCAGCAGGTACTAACGGAACTAATGGAACGGACGGAGTTGATGGTTCCACATGGTATGATGGAACAGGCGCTCCATCCGGTGGCTTAGGTATCGACGGCGATTATTACTTAAATGACGCAAACGGGGACGTATATGCAAAGGCATCAGGTTCATGGAGTGTGACGGCAAATATTAAGGGAGCTGACGGATTAGGTGCAGGAGATTTAACAGGAATAACGGTATCTGCACCCGTATCAGGCACAAGTTTAACAGGCCCAATTCCAAATATAGCAGTAGATACAAGTAGTTCGGTAAGTTTAGCAACGGCATATGATTTAACACTCAAAGAAAATAAATTAACAGGAACAGCAGGGCAGACTTTACGATTTACCGGAACTAATACCGTTGCGGCTTCGTCATTGCTTTATAATAATGGTAGTTCAATAGGTATTAATAATACATCGCCTTCAGGGTCGTTAACTGTAAGCGGTGCATCATATTTCAATAGTCAAACTCCTTTCAATCTTTATAATGCAGGTGGCACGGGTATTTATACAAGTTTTCAGGATGATTCTTATGTAGACAATTTGGTTTATTCGGGAGCAGCTACAGGAAAGACTTTTACACTTGGTTATACTTCAGGCGGTGGCTTATCAATAGCAGGGGGAATAGCTAATAAAAAACTTCATGTTAACGGGGGTGTAAGTATAGGAGAAAATTACGCTACTAATGCAATCGATGCAAACAGCTTATTAGTTGAAGGTTCATTCACTTTGGGAACACGAACAGGAACGGCGGCAACATTGTCATCTTTTGACAGTGGTGGCAAATTAGTAAATACTACTTTAGGTAGTGGTTTTTCAATAACATCAGGTACCTTGAATAATTTGGCTTTAACATCTTTGGGCGGTCAAACAGGCGCAACACAGACATTTGCATACGGAACATCAGGCACAACTCCATCATGGTCATCAGGTTCAAATGTACATACATTCAGGCTACCAACGGCAACCATAGGACAGTTGATGGTTCATAATGGTACGGATTGGACGGCGGCAACACCGTCTTATGAAAGTACACTTACATTTAATGCACCACTTTCAAGATCAACGAATACTATTTCTATACCAGTGGCTTCATCAGGCGCAAATGGTTATTTGAGCTCTACAGATTGGAGCACTTTTAATAATAAGGTGTCCGGTTCAGGTGCAGCAACGCGTCTGGCATTCTGGAGTGGTACAAGCAGCTTATCATCAAATGCAAATGCTTATTGGGACAACACCAATAGTAGGCTTGGAATCGGAACAGCATCCCCCACAAGGTCGCTTGATGTGGCAGGAGTAGCACGTATAAATCAAGGGTCAAACAATCTATTTGTTGGTGGTGGAAATACCACGCTTTCGGGTGTTCAAAATGTCGCATTAGGTAATAGTTCTTTGGTGTCCATCACATCAGGAAACAATAATTTTGCAGGAGGTTATGAGTCTCTAAGTGCAACTACGTCAGGGTCAAATAATGTAGGATTAGGTTTTAGATCGCTGTACTTAAATCAAACTGGATACGAAAATATGGCCATCGGCTATCAGACATTATATTCAAATGTAAGCGGATTTAGAAACGTAGGCATAGGATCGGATGTATTGACTTATTCGACGACAGACGCAAATACAGCCATCGGGTACGCTTCGCTCGGAGCACAAACGACCGGATATTATAACACAGCTGTAGGGTATTTTTCAGGGGTTAATATTACAACTGGCAATACAAATACTATTTTCGGATGGTATGCAGGCGGGACGGGTGCAAGTTCACAAAATACAGACTTAGGATATTATGCCGGGAACAATGCCACCGGAACCGGAAATGTAAGAATAGGCTATAATTCAGGACAAGGTACGGCCACATATAGCAACAGGCTGTATATAGAAAATAGTAATAGTTCAACTCCTTTGATCGGTGGTGATTTCAGTACAGATAGAGTTGGGATAAATACCGCTCATGGTTTAATATCAAGAACATTTCACGTCACAGGCGAAGTAAGAATAACAGACTTAACAACTGACACGCCGACATCCTGGGTAGGATCAGACGGAGACGGTGATCTGGCAAATGGTAGTGTTACCAATGGTATTGCCTTAGCGTCCGGAGCTTTAGGCTTGACCGGTCAAGCCTTAGCAGTCCATAACCTTGCAAGTAACGGATTGATATCCCGTACATCATCAGGTAACGTAAGTGCCAGGACAATAACAGCAGGAAACGGGATAACAGTCACCAATGGTGACGGTGTGAGTGGTAATCCTACGATAGCACAATCCATGAAATATGCAAGTGCATGGGCTAATTCAGAAATATTCTCATTAACTGCATCAGTGGTTAAGAAATTAGATATATATAGTTCTTTTGTTTCATCAGGTATAACAATTGACGAAACTGACAATTGGTTAGAAATAAGCGAAACGGGAGTTTATGAAGTGACTATTACAGGGCAATATGAAAGCAACGACCAAACAGGGAATTACTATTTAGGTATTTATAAATACAACGGATCTGAAACAGGTATAGCACTCGGTGTTTTGCTTAAAGACCCGGTAGGATATGTCCCTTTTGCGTATACTTCCATGCATACGTTTAGTGCAGGCGACAATGTATATGCAGGATTGTATTGTTCAACCGGGGAAACAGATGACACAGTACATAATTATAGAATCAATATGAAACGTATTTATTAACCTTAAAAATCAATAATATGAAACACCTGATTTTTATCACAGCCATTACCGGATTACTTGTATTCACTTTGGGTTGTCTAAAAGATGAGATATCCAAAGAGCAAAATACTGAAATAGTCCAATCAAAAAAGTACTTTTCAATAGATGATTTTAATTCCATCGAATTCGGGGGAATTAGAGACGGCGGTCAAAATGCTTTTCAGTTTGCTACTTCGCAAGTGGAATATGATCCTTTTAAACCAGGCTATCCGCAAACGGTAATTAATATTCAACGTTTGGATAGTGTGAAATACTTTAGGATAAGTACACCAAACGCAGGTGCATTTGATACTGAATTTAATATTTACAACATTACATACTACTTCAAAGATGGAAGCACAAAACAATCAAACAGAATTTACGCAGAATCTATACTCGGTGCTGCATATACTTATTTACCTGATACTGATTATAATCAGTTGGCAGTAAATAACCCGAATAATTTTGAGACTTTAAAACGGGGTACAAGATCGGAACCATATCCAGACCATGAATGCGGAAAAGTAAAAAAGCGTTTTTCTTATACTCATTACTTCAATTTGGATAGTGTGGGAGTTTCACCAATTAATGGGGATAGGTGTGTAAGTAATGTTTTCAGTTACCAGTTAATAACCATCGAATGAAAGTAGGCACAAAAGTAATCATAGAAGAAACAAACCAGATTGGGGTAATCCATTCAGTAACACCGGAAGGAAATCCAAAAACGGTCAAAGTAGGTAATAAAATCGTTGTCGTAATCGGAAAAACGGTCAAAATACTGACTTGGATTCTTGAAATAATTGCATTTTTAAAGAAAATAAAGATATGGCCCTGATATGGCCTGAATTTGAACAAAACTATAACAAAACGATGGAAAAAGCCTATATAAACCGCTACAGCGATAACGGAACGCAAACATTGGGCGAAATGCTATTCGATGGCAATAAGGTTGCTGACACGCTTGAATTGCCATGGAAAGGCAACGCAAACAGGATTTCATGTATTCCGAAAGGAGTTTATAAAGTCATCAGGCGAAAGAGTGCCAAATATGGGAATCATTTTTATGTAACAGGTACGCCGGGACGGTCTTACATTCTCATTCATTCAGTAAATTATTATCATGATCTTTTGGGATGTATAGGTGTCGGAAATGGATTGAGCGACATAGACGGGGATAAGCAGTTAGATATTATAAACTCAAAAGCTACTATGAAAAAACTTTTGGCAATATTGCCGCAGGAATTTGATTTGGTAATTTCATAATATGCTGACTACACTAAACAAAATCGAATACTGGATCGGAAAGCTGGATGTAAATGTATTTACATTATATCTTTCAGTAATCGCGGCGACCATCATATCATTTCTTATGCCAATCTATCAGTTTATACTGATCACTGTAGCACTCATTACATTTGACTATTTAACGGGCGTAAAAGCAGCAGTAAAAAAGGGCGAAACACCTAACAGTAAGGGATATAGGCGTACGGCCGAAAAAGGATTTATATACATGGGCCTTATACTTGTGCTTCAGGGCGTTAAGGTGGTGTTTTTTGACCCCATTGGTACAATACCGTTCATTGAAGAAATACCGATCACCTACGCAGGTGCAGCCATTATAGTAAGGGCAGAACTAAAATCAATATCCGAAAACGTAAACGTACTTACAAACGTGAATATATGGACTTATATTTCTAAATATTTTAAAACTAATAACAATGAACAATCTAACAACAGACCAAACTAAGGAAGCATTAAGTTTCTTATTTGACCTATCGGACGCCATACGGTCATCACTGGCAGGCGATGGTAAGATAACTATATCAGATGCTCCGAAATTCTTAACGCCCATCAGAAGCGCCGGTAAAGGCATCGGGGGCATTCAGGAAGTGCCAAAAGAAATATCAGACCTTACAGAAGATGAATTGAAGGACCTGACATCATTTGTATCTGAACGATTTGACATACCCAATGAAACGCTGGAAAATAAGGTGGAAAACTGTTTGAAATATGCCGGGTTGCTGGCATTATCCATTAAAGAACTTTACGACTTAAAAAAATAAGGTCTCAGTTTGGTTTATTAGGCCCTGGATCAGAAGTGGTTCAGGGCTTTTTTAGTTTGGAATTAATCTCCTGATAGATATATAACTTTTACAAATTCTGGTTTTCCTATGCCTTTATAAAAATAAGTTATATGTTCTACTTTGGATGCACCATTACCTATATCGTAAATGGCATTTTTAAGATCAGATAAATATTCATCTTGACTTTTTCTGTTTGTTGCTCCGGAAAAAGTATCAAACCAATCTCCAGTACTATTTTCAAAATCAGAAACTCCAGTCAATTCAATAAAACAAACAAAATCTTCAAGATAAATATCTTCTCCAATTTTTAAATGATTTACTACTTCATGATTTAATATAAATTCTGCGCAATTAAAATCATTTTTACCGCCCCAATTAATTAATGTTCTCATTTTTTTATTATTTAGATTTATTTTAAATAGATTTAATTAAAGCCTTCAAATAATCTGCCACAATTATTTTTATTTCCTGGACTTTTGATTCAGGGATCCGGAATGTTACCGTTTTTGTCGGTTCGTTGTATTTGGGTTTGGCGCCGGAGTTGGGGCGTTTACCGCCGTGTTTAGTCTGCATTATTCCATGATTTTTCTAACCATTTTTCACATGAGTGTGCATAAGCATAAACAGAATACTCATTATCTGCATTTTTTGCCTTCTCATACTCTAAGCTAACTTGTTGTGAACTATTTCTACTCACTACATTATCATTGATAGCAAATTTTGATGCTTGTAATTCAAATTGATCGCATGCCGCTAAGTAGGCTTCTGATTTATTAATTATTTCTGAATTAGTTCTAATTGATTCGATTGTGTTAAAATTTGTGTTCATTTTAATTATTTTTTAGTGTTCGTCTTATTGACAATACAAAGATACATCAATCTTTTGATTATGCAAACATTTTCAAGATAAAAATGAAAATATTTTACTATTTAGACAAATTCTAAATAATACCCTTTATAAATTCACTCATAGCCAAATCCAATACATCATTTCTCCTAAGATCAGTCAAATATATTTCAGTGGTCTTTAAATAAAATAAATGTGGCTAAAGTATGCCTTTAAAATATTTATTATTTTATTTGTGATAAAATAATAAATAAATGAAAAATGAAAATATTATTTACGCAAAATGCGGAATTGAAATTTTGGTATCAACAGAAGACTACGAATCACTAAACAAAAGAAAATGGTTTATCTCAAGGGATGGATACGCATTATGTAATAATTCTTTAAAAAAGATGCACAGATTAATTTTAAACGCAAATGACGGGGATATAGTAGATCATATAAATAGGGATAAACTAAATAACACCAGGGGAAATTTAAGAATTGTTAATAGGTGCGAGAATACTCATAACCAAAAAAAACGAACCGAAACAAAAAATAAATACAAGGGTACAAATTTTGTGAAAAGATTAGGTTTATATCAATCAAGATGCAGAATATATGGTAAAGATATATGTTTAGGATATTTTAATAATGAAATTGCCGCAGCATACGCATACAATAAAAAAGCTATTGAATTAACAGACAAATGTGATTTAAATAGATTTGACTTATCAGTTATAGAACTTGAGAACTTATTATTATCATCAATTTGTAAAATACAAAGCGCCGAATTTAAAAGTAAAGAAAAAAACGTAACATGGCATAAATCATCAAAAAAATGGCAAGTGTCTATTCGTAAAAATGGGCAATGTTTTTATATTGGTAAATTTAAAACAGAATTAGAAGCCATAAAAGCAAAAAATAATTTCATATTAAATTATTAATTATCAATGTATTATAAAATATATAAATATTTTTACAAAATAAATTATATAAAAATTAGGTTATATATAAATTAAGACATACATTTGTGCCATCAACATATTTAATAGCAATTTAACAATAATTAATCACATCAAAAATATCATCATGTCTAAACAGCTAAAGTACAGGATTAAAGAATTTAAGGTTAAGAACAATTTAACATATGAAGAAATCGGTAATGTTTGCCGACGTGACCGGAATACGGTTTGTAATTGGACCAGAATAGAGAAAAACAGTAAGTTTTCTATCCCTTATGATGTCCTTATGGCAATGGCAAATTTGTTCGGTTGCACCATGGAGCAATTGCATAACGAACAAGTACTTGAACCAGCCTAATCAAATCACCTTCAAAAATAACAAAACATGAAATCATTTTGCGAAAAGCATAATTTAACAGAAAATCAATTTTACGGTAAGGTTGAAATAAGCGGCTCTCTTGATTTGAGATCGCTCACGTCCATCCCTGAAGGATTTAACCCTACTGTTGGCGGTTATCTTGATTTGGGATCGCTCACGTCCATCCCTGAAGGATTTAACCCCACTGTTGGCGGCTCTCTTGATTTGAGATCGCTCACGTCCATCCCTGAGGGATTTAACCCTACTGTTGGCGGTTATCTTGATTTGGAGTCGCTCACATCCATCCCTGAGGGATTTAACCCCACTGTTGGCGGATCTCTTGATTTGAGATTGCTCACGTCCATCCCTGAGGGATTTAACCCCACTGTTGGCGGTTATCTTGATTTGAGATCGCTCACGTCCATCCCTGATGGATTTAACCCCACTGTTGGCGGTTATCTTGATTTGAGATCGCTCACGTCCATCCCTGAGGGATTTAACCCTACTGTTGGCGATTATCTTGATTTGGGATCGCTCACGTCCATCCCTGATGGATTTAACCCCACTGTTGGCGGCTCTCTTGATTTGAGATCGCTCACATCCATCCCTGATGGATTTAACCCCACTGTTGGCGGTTATCTTGATTTGGAGTCGCTCACGTCCATCCCTGAGGGATTTAACCCCACTGTTGGCGGTTATCTTGATTTGGGATCGCTCACGTCCATCCCTGAGGGATTTAACCCCACTGTTGGCGGCTCTCTTGATTTGAGATTGCTCACGTCCATCCCTGAGGGATTTAACCCCACTGTTGGCGGCTCTCTTGATTTGAGATTGCTCACGTCCATCCCTGAAGGATTTAATAAGAATGACTATCAATATAAAGAAATACCATTCATAAAATGGGGTATAGGAAATGGTACACATATATTATGTGACGGCAGGTTTTCAGAATTAATCAGTAAAAAAGGTAATGTGTGGAAATTAAAAGATGTAGGCAAAAACAATGAATATTATCTAGTTACTGATGGGAAAGGTAAATATTCACATGGAGAAACAATTAAAGATGCTAAGACTGATTTAATTTTCAAAATATCAAACAGAGATAAATCAGTATATAAAAATATTGATATTAATGAGAAAATGCCTTTCGATAAATGTATAGAAATGTACAGGATAATTACAGGTGCATGTTCTGCCGGTACTCGTAATTTTATTGAGCAGAAAAACCTGCCACACAAAAAATATAGTGTAGTCGATATTGTGAAAATAACGATTGGAGCTTATGGAAATAATGATTTTCGTTCATTTTTTAATATAGAATAGACCAACTCCATTCCATACCATGAAAATCGCCTATAAAATACTAATCAACAAGTCAGATAAAAATGACTTCATGGTAGTACCCAAAGGCCAGGTAAATCTTTATAAAAATTATCAATATTTTTTAATCAACTCCTTCACCTATTCCGAAGCTCACGAAGTAATCGACAGATGGAAGGCAGACAAATTTTAAGCAAATGGACAATAGAGCCTTAATTGGGTCTTATGAGTGGCTGACATAACAGTTATTAAATATGTGACATCATGGAAAGAATAGAGATATGACATGACAGACGCGATTACACTCTAAACGGATACTAATTAATGACAGACCGGAAAGACGGTCACTTTTTAAAGAAATTTGGTAAAAGTACCATAAATACTGTTTTTAGAAATCTTTTCATTTTTTTGAGCTTATACCCGGATGCCGAATGTCCAGGTATTTTTCACCTTTAAAATCCTTATAACGATGTACAATAAATTTGAGCGATTCAATACCGCAATGGACGTAGTCTGTAAATACCTGATCATTGGAAGCCTTACTTCACTGATCTTAAATAATATTTTGAGATGACAAATGAAGAAATAAAGGAAATGTTTGAAAGACTGGAAGTCATGATGGCTAAATTAATCTGCATCATGGAGCACAATACCGATGATGTGGATAATATGCCAGTAGACATATACGAAGCCGCAGAAATTACAGGATTCAGCATACACACACTTAGGAAATATAAAAGGGAAATCGGTTATACTCAAAGAGGCCGCAAGCTGGTATTCATCCGTGCATCACTCGAAAGATGGAAGGCAAAATTTACTCACAATCCAAGAAAATAAATAATTAACTCACTTATAAACACTTAAAAATCATGTCTGAAAAAATTCAAACCATTACCATCACAGACCCGGAAGTCCGTGACATTATCATCCAGTCATTAGAAAATGAACTGAACCGCAATCTGAAAGCCATAAAAAAAGCAAAGTTATCAGGAACCCGGCAATCTCTTTATGAGCAAAATTTTAAGATCGAAGAAATCATCATGGACATTGTCGAAGGAGACGAATAATTTTTAACCACTAAAATAAAATATCAAAATGGAAAATGTAATAGCAGAATATTTAATCAATTCAACTGGTTTTGTAATCATTTGGGTTTTGGTTGGTTACAAGAGAAAAGAAAAATTATCAACTTTAGAAATAATAATAATTGCAGTTGCAATGGCTATAGCGGGGGGACTAATATCAGTTAAATTATAGCTTTTAATCACTTTTTAAATATAAATAAATCATGTCAAACCAAGCACTGGCAAATATTGAGCTACCGGAAGTAAAAGAAAAGTTTGTAAAACTCTTTCAGGTAGCCAACGCCATCAAATCACAGCAGGAAGCCGCAAATTTCTTTGAAGTAGAAGTATTCCATTTCGGAAAGATCATTCAGGAGACGCCCGCATTTCAGGAGTGTAGCGAATTATCCATAAGATCAACATTTCTGGAAGTAATCTCAAACGGACTATCATTTGAGAAAGCCCAAAAACAGGTATATCTTATGCCGTCGACCGTTAATGTCGGGACTAAAGAAAATCCGGTGTATGAAAAACGTATGGGTTATGAAATAGCCAAAAATGGACTTGTACATATTACCACAAAAGCAGGATCAATAAAATCCTGTTCAGATCCGGTAATCGTGTATGAAGATGATCATTTTGAGATTAAGACAGTAAACAATGTCGCAAAGATCGAACACACGCCAAAAATACCACGTAAAAACCACACCATCATAGGAGGGTATTGTTTCATCACTTTACCGGACAACAGTATTGAGCCATTTTGGTACGATGTCAATAATGTGGAAAGGCTGAAAAAGTACAGCGCAAAGAAAAACAGCCGGTATAATAATACTACCAAAAAGTATGAAGATGGACAAGCCAACGCCCTTTACACATCCGGTAACAACGGACAGATAGATGAAGGCTTTTTTCAGACAAAAATCATAAAGGCAGCACTGAAAAACAAACCGAAAAAGTTTTCCGGTACACTCCACGCCATTGACGACGATGTAAAAGAATATACTGCATCTGAAAGCGAATACCTGGGGATTGATAAAGCATCGGAGCATATTGATTGTGAGACGGCGGAAGTAATCACAGAGTACAAGCCTAAGACTAAACAGGCAAATGTAAATCAGGTAGTTCCATTATTTTAAAAAAGATTTTATAACAATAGTAAATTAATTTTTATGTCAATCCATGTAAAACATATCAACGGAATTGAGCAAAATATTGAGTTCCCAAAGCTAATGATTAGTAGTTTAGGTCAGATTGTTTTAGCTCTTGGCCCGAATAATACTGATTATGAACTTTTAAGAGTAGTCATGTTATACGATAATAATTATCCAATTGGTGATATTTATACAAAGAATTTTAGTAAGCAACTGGAAGATTATCACGGCGAAATAATTCTATCAAATCATAACATTAAATAAATCAAATGTCAGAAATAATCACTAAACCAAAACTTGAGCCTGTTAACTTTCAGGATATTCAGACCCTTTCAGCTTCATTGGATGACAGACTAAACAGGGCCATTACATACAAGGCAAATCTTGACGCTGAAATAGCCAAAGGAATTACCCCGGAATTGGATGACAGATTGAAACTTACCGTTCAGAACATGAAGGCCGCAAAAGATGATTTTAACGCCAAAAGAGCACCACTTACTAAAAGGCTTCAGGAAATTGTAAAGTTATTTACTGAAAAGGAAAATACACTTCAGGTAATAATTGATGATATACAAAAGCACCGCAACGAATACGCCGCCAAAGTAGCCAAAGAAAATGCAGAAAAACAGCGTTTGGCACAAATGGAACAATTCAAAACGCAGGAACTAATTGACCTGAAAGCAGCCATAGAAATTGACATCAGATCAATGGTCCAAAATATGGCCGATAAAATGGAACTTGGCATACTCAATGCCATGAAAACCGTAACCAATGACAATAAAGACGAAAAGCGTAAAAAGTTGGAATCTTTAAACACAGAAATAGATCCTTTGATTTACGGGTCATATGAATCAAAAGCCGTTTCCAGATTTGGTAATGATGTGATAGAAATAGGTAACGACATCCTGATCATGCTGGAAAATGAACTGGCAGAAAAATACCGTAAACAGGTAGACAATGCCAAACACGAAGCATTATTGATGTTTAATCAGATAGCCGGCATGACAGAAGAAACAAAAACGGCAGCCATAGAAGCCAAAGAACAGGAAGCAATCATTGAATCAAAAAGTACCATTGAAGTCATACAGGAAGCCGTTACCGTACAGGCAGACAGCGCAAAAGCTGAAGCATCATTTACGCACGTAGTTGATACAATAGAAATGCCGGACGCAAAGAAAACGTATGAGATTGTATTACTTGATGAAGCAGCCGGTTATAGTGCCATAGTTCCATTTTGGTTTGCTACGTGTGCAAAAGATTTTAAAGGCAACTGGTCAACCAGGACTTTTAATCAATGCCTGAAGGATCTGGAAAAATACGCCACTACTAACGGTGTGAAGTTGGAAAGTAAATATATTGAGTATCGGGATAAATTTAAAGCGAAATGAGAGATATAAAGTTTAGGGGGTGGCATGAAAAGTTAAATAGAATGATTTATGGTATTTCTGTTTGTAATTCATATTCTTCGTGGATTGATGAAAATGGTAAATCATGGATATTTGAAGAAAATATCATGCAGTACGCCGGACTGAAAAATAATAAAGGAACGGAGATTTATGAAGGCGATATTGTAAATGTAGATTGTTCAGGAATTAGCGGTGCAATGAATGATGGTATTTATGTTGTTTCTTATGCAGTTCCTGATTGTGCATTTTGTTTAGTTCAATTAGACGGTAAGTTTGCCATAAATTTTAATGAGTGTTATGACTACGAAGTAATCGGCAACATTTACGAAAATCCAGAACTTTTAAAATAAATGCAAAACCCCGACCCATATTACAACCGTCCGGAAGTCTCAAATTCAGACCTTACCAGCCTGATGTATGAGATTTCCGGTCACCAACTGCCGGATATGACTGATGTATTTGCATTTGGTAATCTGGTTGACGCTATGATCACAGAACCAGACCGGATTGACTGGTACAGAAAATTAATGGATAACGCTCCCGTTAAAGAATGGGATAAAGCCATGAAAATGTACCGTTCATTTATGGCAGATGACAGATGTAAAAATATCATCAACAAGTCAGAAACGCAAAAGGTATCTATTGCTAACAGATCATTCAATTATGAAGGATTAGAGTTTAATCTGGATTGTCGATGTAAGTGGGACTTTTTCGGACATATATCCGGGGACATTAAGACAACAGCAGCCACCAACCAAAAGCAATTTGAAACGGCCTGTAATTATTTTGATTATCCACGATCCAGGGCATGGTATATGGACATTGAAGGACGTGACAAAGATATGATCATCGGGATAAGTAAGGTAAATTATAAAATCTTTTTCCTGCCAATAGTCAGAGATTCAGCACTTTACATTAAAGGGAAACAGGAATATACAGAGCTTGCTTTTAGGTGGTGGATGTTGAAATAAAGCCCGAAGGGATTCCCCGTAACGTTGAAGATTGACGCTGTATTTGCGTTGGCCTGAGCGTTGGAAAATATAGCGTTCAATCTATTGTTATACACTGGCAAAATTTTATTCACAAATATAATTTTAAAAAATGATCGAATTAAGTAAAGAAAGTTTAGAAAGTTTTATAGCAGAATATCCGACGTACATTACTTGGGACGATGGTTATATTTTAGAAGAAATAAAATTCAGGAATGAAGATTTTTTGATTTTAAAGGAGAAGGTATTTATTTATATACTTGCTTGGAGTAGAAAAGAAATGGCTGTATCAAAAAAACAGATTATGGATTTCTTTAAAATTGGTATTAAGGAATTAAGAGAAATAATAAAAGAGCTTATAAAAGACGATGGATTACAAATAGTAACAACATTCAATCAATGCACTGGACGCATATCAGGTAAGGGTTACTTTGTTAATATGGAATAACACTCTATTCTTAATTTAGTATTAACATAATAATTTAACACAAAACATTAATTATCAATTAAATGCAAGTAGTTGCTTATGGCATTGCCTTGTGAAAAAAGTAAATTTATGGCATATATAAAAATATTTTCAGATGAAGAACTTGATACGGACATGTTCAGTATGGATTTAAGATTTGATTATAAGCGCGATGATCCCGACAGTGTGTTTTATCCGGAGCCTACATTTGAATACTTTTATGATATTGATTCAGAGTTGGATGACAATGAATGGACAGAGATTCAATACGATAGTGCATATGAGACATTTATTGAAAATATTCATTTTTTATATGGGATTTTAGATGCCGCTGGGATCAAATATGATTACGATATTCTGGATGCACAGTACAAGGATATTGAAAATATACATTACCGGAAAGGATTTAATTCTATACCATGCAACTAAGACCATACCAAACAAAAGGGATTGATGACATTGCCATAAACTTTTCAAAAGGAATTAGGAAACAGATTTTCCAACTCGCTACCGGCGGCGGCAAAACCATAACCTTTGCCGGATTGGTGGACCGTTACCATCGGAAGTTTACCAAAAAGGCTTTAATCCTGGTGCATAGAGATGAACTTTTGACACAAACAAAAAACACCTTTCAAAATGGATTTGGCGCCAGGTGTGATGTGATCACTTCCAAAAAAACCACTGCCAACGGATACAGCAAGGTAATTGTCGGAATGGTGGAAACATGTTTTAACCGCATAAAAAAACAAGATAAAATATTTAAAGATGTCGGATTGCTTATTGTGGATGAATGTCACATTGGTAATTTCAAAAAGATTTATGAGTATTTCCCGGACGCTTTGATAGTTGGCTTTTCAGCCACTCCCATCAGTGGACAAAAGAAAGATCCGTTAAATAATTACTTTGAAGAAATAGTACAGGGCCCGTCCATACATGATCTTATTGATTTGGGCAGCCTTTGCGAAAATGAAACCTTTTCACTCAAAGGAATACCCAGGGCATCATTAAAAATAAAAAATGGTGAATATGATATAGAAGACATGGGAACTAAGTTTTCCAACTCTAAAAACATACTTAACACCGTTTCGGCACATCAAAAGTTATGCAATGGTGAAAAAACAATGATTTTTAATTGCAACATCGAACATTCAAAACTCGTAAATCAGGCTTTTATCGATGCAGGTTACAACTCCCGTCATATAGACGGAACCGAACCGGACAATACCAGAAAAGAAATAATACAATGGTTTAAAGTCACTCCAGGAGCCATTTTAAACAATATTGCAGTACTTACCACGGGATTTGATGAACCAACGGTAAGCAACATTATAATCAACCGTTCAACAATGTCTTTAGCTTTGTGGCTACAGATGACAGGACGCGGGAGCCGTCCTATAAACGAATGGTTTATTTTAAACAAACAAAATGAATATCCTTATAAACTACAATTAAAATCTACATTCAGAATAATTGATATGGGTGGAAATGTCTCACAGCATGGAGACTGGCGCGAAGATCGGGACTGGTATAATATCTTCCATAATCCTGCACAGGTGTATGACAGCGAAGGCGAAGCGCCCGTAAAAGAGTGCAAAGGATGTGGCGAAATAATACCTGCACAGGCTGTAGTTTGTAAACATTGCGGCCATGTACATGAGCGAATTATCACTTATGACATGATTGCACCGGAGTTTGAAAAGCTGGTGGATGCTATTAATGTAGGAAGAATTATTGAAGAATGCGAAGGACGTAAAGAATGGGCGCCATTTTATCAGATATTAGGCAAAACGGTAACGAATCTTAAATACAGGGCCGGCGGTGAAGAAATTACATTTGAGATTATGAGTAAATCGTTTGAGAAAATGGAAAACAAGGTGAAGGAGTGGCGAAGGATTAAAGATATGCCATATTCAAAGGCAACACGTGAATTTGCATGGAAAGCCTTTTCAGAGCAGATCAGCAGGATTAATAAGGGTATTTTAAAGGAAGGGAAATGATATTTAAAACAGCATTTATACAGGTTTTCTTGGTATCGATAAATACCATTTTCTTATCCAAAGGATATTATTTAGGGGTTGCCATTGCTGGTTTTGCAATATCTTGGTTTTGGGTATCTAATGTTAAAAAGGCAAATATTGCCACTAAAAAAGATCAATTTATTTACTCACTTGGGGCCATGTGTGGCGGACTCACAGGACTTTTAATTACAAAGATTATATTATGATAAGTGAAGCGGTTTTGATGGATAATATGGAATACATGTCACAGTTTTCCGATAAGTTTTTTGATTTGGCGATACCGGATCCACCTTATTTTGACGGGCCAAATAAAAAGAAGTATTACGGTAAAAAAATTTCATTGACAAAGATCAATCGAACAAAATATCCGGTAAATAATAATTGGAACATTCCGGATCAGAAATGGCTTGATGAGGTAAAAAGAGTTTCAAAACACCAGATAATATTTGGTATAAATTATATGCCATTTATTCACACTGCCGGGAGAATCGTATGGGACAAATGTAACGGTGAAAGCTCTTATTCAGATTGCGAAATAGCATCATGCACTTATCACGATTCTGTAAGATTATTTAGATTTATGTGGAATGGTATGATGCAGGGCAAAAGTATATCTGAAGGCCACATACAGCGCGGAGATAAATCTAAAAATCAAAAGCGTATACACCAGACGGAAAAGCCATATGAATTGTATCAATGGATGTATAAAACATATATACCAGATGGTGGAAAAGTATTAGATACTAATCTTGGATCCGGCTCATCGCGCATAGCAGCTGATCTGTCAGGAAATATTGATTTTTACGGATGCGAGATATTTGATGTATCTTTTTCCGATCAGGAAAAAGATGGAAAAATTATAAATCTCAGTTAAGATTGCCATTCTTATGAAACAATCATACTTTAAAATATACTCATGGATGGTTGACGACTTAGAATTGTACGGCAATGACTTAATTGCTTTTGCTCTTATTTATTCATTTAATGAAAACAATTTACCCTTTAATGGCAGTTTATCATACCTTCAAAAAAGGCTTGGAATATCCAGAAATACAACTTTAAGATCATTAAAATACCTTTGTGAAAAGTCATTTTTACTCAAAGAAACAAGCGGAATAAATGGCAATAAAACGGTCAATTATATCATCAATATTTCGCATGAAAAAATAAATCCTTCAAACAATAATCCGACAAACCGACCGGTTCAAAATATGACGCCGACCGGTTCAAAAATGAAGCCAGACCGGTTCAAAATATCCATCGTACCGGTTCAAAATATGACGCCGACCGGTTCCATTTTGGCACCCAATAATAAAGATAAAGAAAAAGATAATAAAATAACAACAACAACAAAAGAGAATGAGTTTGTTGCTGTTGATTTTTTTGACTTTTCACAGTGGAAAAACTGGAAAGCAATAAGGGGATTAATAACCGAAATACATGGAGAAAAAAGAGACTTAAACGCACTTCAAAATTTACACGAAGAACTACTTGAAAAAGGAACAATTCTGAATGATCCAAAAGCATTCTGGAAGTCTAAAATTTTAAAAGGAGCTTTCAGGATATGAACATTCAAAATACACAAACAGGAAGATTATTCCCACAAGACATTTTTACTGAAGAAATAATAATATCTATCGGTTTATCACAACCAAATAGATTTACATTAATATGTCAAATATTGGACACTGATGATTTTTATAAAGAAATACATCAGATTATTTTCAATTCAATGAAACGGGTTTACAGTAATGGAAATGAAATCGATATTGTTAATGTAAGAAACGATTTACTCAAAAACGGCGAACTTGAAAAAATAGGCGGAATATATAAATTAATGGAATTAACAAGTATGTTCATAGGAATTGGAGATACTGAAAATTATGCTTATAGAATTAAAGATTTATCCATTAAAAGGAAAACCATATTTTTAGTCCATGAATTAAGCAATAAATCATACAATGAAAATACTACAGGAATCGAATTACTTTCAACAGTTATTGCAGAAACTGAAAAACTATACCAATCGTCTTTTAAACTCAAAACAGAATCTTATAAAGACCAGCTTAAAAAAGCAGTTGACGACATTGGTAAAAGTATGTCCGGCTTAATTGGTTTAGATACCGGATTTTCTGAGTTGAATAAAAGAACAAACGGGCTACAAGGGCCGGACTTGATTGTTTTGGCAGCGGGTCCAGGCGAAGGTAAGTCAACACTTGCATTAAATATTGCAAAACACGTAGCAAAAACAAAAGGTGTTTTATTTTTTGCTCTTGAAATGACTTCAAAGCAATTAATAAACAGGATAGTGGCGGACGCAAATGACATTTCAGTTAATGAATTAAAGACAGGTAAAAACATCAATGGACAAAATATAGATCATTTGGACGTCTGGGATAAGCTAAGAGCGACGCAAACGGATGACTTAAGTATTTATGTGTATGATAAAGAGATAACATCCGTAAACGATATTACAGCCATTAGCAAGACAGAGAAAGAGCGCAAAGATGTAGGATTGATAGTTGTTGATTATTTACAGCTCGTTCCATGTGGTGACGCAAGAGCCAAAACAAGGGATCAGGAAATTGGAGTAATTACACGGGCTTTAAAAAAATTAGCTATGCAGTTGAATGTACCTGTTCTTTTATTGTCACAGCTAAACAGAGACAAAAACCGCAAATTTTATAAGATGTCAGACCTTAGAGAATCGGGAAATATTGAGCAGGACGCCGATGGGGTTTGGTTTATTTGGCGACCACACGCCCACAATCAGGATTTTTATAAAGATAGCGAAGGGAAAGATTATGATTGCGACAAAGAAGATGCTTTCTTAAAGATTGCAAAATTCAGAGATGGGGAACCGTGCGAATATAGGATGAAATTTAAAGGTAACGCTTCAAAGTTTATTGATTTAAACGATTCTTTTAATCAGGTAAATCAAAACGACTTTCAAGTAAATAATAACGATTTGCCATTTTAATGAACTGGAACACCTACCAAATATCAGAACTAATTAACAATGAATCATACAGGATCATTGACCAGCAGGGATTTCATGTACTTGTGCGGTTCATTGATGGTAAGTTTATTAGTAAGGCATTTGGCGAAGTAAACGCAAAGAGAGACATCAAAGGG